GATGGGTACAGTCGTTGATGGGACGATAATATCGTCTCCATAAACGAAGCATGATCGTGCTGTTCTGTGCACGTTCTTGCTGTTAATCGGTAAGTTTTGTGCCTCAAGTTGAGCCAATACGCATATAGCGTAGAAGAACATCGACTCAATTGGGAAACACAAAGCTGAGCCCATAGATGCAAACTTTGACAAGTCGATGATTTGACCGTCTAAGTCTGCCCTCAAAGTACGACATGCATCAATATAATCCCAGATGGGAAAACTACTGAAGCAGGATCGTACATAGGAGTGAGCGACTCTATCGCTAGCATCAGATAAGTCGATGGTAGCGTATAGACCGTCACTCGAAGAGGTGATCGCCAGCTGTTGGTTAATAGACTGATCAGAGAAATTTATCTGACCAGCGTATCGCCATTCGCGTTCGAGCCAATCTGTCAAACAATCCTTAACGGATTGCTGACAATACTGGTACGCAAGCGGTTCAGCTGCGATCAATCTTGGTGTCTTAAGGGTCTTCGGAACGCAAATTACCCGTGAGGGAACAGGCGTTACGAAAGCATCATCAAAACCATTGTCCGCGTAGTAAGCCATAAATGGCATTACGAAAACGGAGAATGGAAATACACGATCAAGGGTTTCAGTCCAAGACATATTCTTAGTCTTCTTGTTAGGAGACTGAATACGCTCAGCAGACGTCCCAGGGCCGTGTTTTGCGAATGCAGGATCGACATTTACAGTTTCGAGCCCCTTATACAGGAGCTCAAAAACAGTGATGAGAGATCCAAGATTCGGCGATGAGGTGTGACTCTTAAGCTGCTCTTCGACGACACGATACTTCAGTTTAGCTTTAGCGATCCGCGTATTACTACACGGCAGCTTGATCTTCTTTGCAAATAGGCATACTTGCCTAATGCATCGAATAGCAACAACTGAAGCATCAGTGCGTAGAGTACCGTCCATTGTGAACACGAGACGCAGCATACCCTGTAAGAATACAGGGATTGCTCCTCTCTTCTTGAAAGATCGGAAGAGAGAACGGTCAATCTGACCTAGTTCGAGACTTCTTTCGAAGTCAGAACAAAAATCAGGTAAGGTGATTGTTAAAAAAGAATCACCTTCGTGTAACACGCGAGAAATCGTAGTATTGATATCTCGCAGGGAATGGGCGTCTGTACCGCACATCTGATTGCAGTCGATGATAAGACTGTGGATCAGATAAAGAAGTTTTCGTTTCTGGCTTTTCATCGAGTCCATTAATTTGGTTCTCGATTCCAGCCACAGCGCCCCCTACGATTGTAACAATCGCAAGGATGACCTTGAGCCAATTTCTCCAATGCATGCGTCAATAACCTCCTTTCTCAAGAAGGTATTTGCCGCAAATGCATAGCAGACTGATAGTACAAATAGTACTATCAACGTACAAATCAGCAACACGACAAACTTGTCGAGCTCCAGCTGTCTCATCGAAAGCCTTTCTATGAGACCGTATTTCTACGGTCGAATTAGATATCAAAACCAGCCATTGTTATGACTGACTTTGATTAGCTTTCGAGCTGACAGACACGAGTTGCGATAGCATCAGTCAAGAGGCC